TTTATGCTACTTCAAACTTAGTTATTGGTAATAGATATGTAACTATTCCTGATGATTTAAGAATTATTAGATATATTCAATTACTAGACACAACTGTTACACCAAATGTTCAAAGCTTTTTAGAGAAAAAAGATACCTCTTATATGGCCACTTATTATGATAGACCTTCAGTTCAATCAGGAATTCCTAAATATTATGCTAATTGGGACTCTGAATATTGGGTTGTTGCACCTACTCCAAATGCTGCTTATGAGATTACTATGGCTTATATTAAACAACCTTTTAGCTTAACAGATAGTACAAACCCTATTGGAACCCCAGCATCCACAAACGGAACTTATCTATCTAATAAATATCAAGATTTACTTTTATATGGATGTCTGATAAATACATATGGGTACTTGAAAGGACCTGCAGATATGGTACAATACTATCAGCAGCAATTTAATGATGCTTTACAAACGTATGCGATTGAACAACAAGGTCGAAGACGTAGGGACGAATTCCAAGATGGAGTTATTCGTACACCTCTTAAATCACCAAGTCCATCAGATTATTAAGGAGATAAATAAATATGGCAAATGTAATACCTTACTCTTTTAGAGGTGCTTTATTTTCAGGCAATCACGATTTTGCTTCTGGAGGAAACACTTTTAAATTAGCTTTGTATACAGCTGGATCTGGTGCACCGTATTCTACTGCTTCAACAGTTTACACTTCAGGAACTGCGAATCAAGTAGGAACGTCTGGAACTGGATATTCTACAGGTGGAAACACTTTAGGAAGTCAATCAGTTACAATATCGTCTGCTGTTAGTTATGTAGACTTTGCTGATTCAACATGGTCATCTGCAACTTTTACAGCTGCATTTGGAGCAATATACAATAGTTCGGATTCTGATAAATTAGTTGTCGTTTTAGATTTTGGCGGAAGTAAAACTTGTACTAATGGTACATTTAAAATTACTATGCCTGATCCATCAACACCAACTGATGCTATCATAAGTATGAGTTAATAGGAGAGTTTAAAAATGGCTTTAGTATTAAATGACAGAGTAAAAGAAACTAGTACAACTACAGGTACAGGCACGTTAAATCTTGCCGGTGCGGAAACTGGTTTTGTAACTTTTGTTGCAGGAATTGCTACTGGTAATACAACTTATTATACCATTCATAACCAAGGAACGGCAGAATGGGAAGTTGGTATTGGTACAGTAACTGATGCAACACCTGATACTCTTTCAAGAGATACAGTATTAAGTAATTCTTCAGGCAACACTTCAAAAATAAGTTTTAGTGCAGGCACTAAAGATGTTTTTTGTACAATGCCTGCAAGTAAATCGGTTTACCTAGATTCGTCTGGTAATCCAGTAGGAGCAGCAAGCGCAGGTTTTGCATTAGCAATGGCGGTTGCATTATAGGAAATAAATATGGCACAAGATTTTAGAAACAGTCTAGTAAGAACCATTGGAACAAGTGATTCTACTATCTTAACTGCAGGAGATTATGATGCAGTAATAGGTATTAGATGCTGTAACATTTTAACTTCAACAATTACAGTTGATGTTAAAATTGCAAAAGGCGGAAACGATTACTTTTTAGCAAAAGGAGTCGTGATTCCACCAAATTCAGCTATCGAATTGATTCAAGGAGGAGCAAAGATTGTTTTAGCTAATGGTGATGTATTAGAAGCAGTTAGTGATACGGCAAGTTCACTAGATGTTGTTTGTTCATACATCGATACTATTAGTTCATAGGAGGAATTATGACGGCAACAATAAATGGAATCCAATATATTGGAGGGCAATATAGCCCCAGTGATTTTATACCTAATCAAGCGGCAACGATTGATGGGACTCAAACTGTTGAGAATGGTGTATTAGCAGGACCAATAACTATTCCTGCAACAGTAACAATAACAGGAACATTGGTAATAGTATAATGAGTAAAATAGAAGTAAATAAAGTAGGACCTCAATGCGGAACAACGGTAACGGTGGGATGTGGAGCAGGTCAAACTGTAGTTGTTGATGCAAATACAGTAACCCTTGGACGTTGCGGCGGTACAGTTTCACTAGCTTCAGGAGCAACTCAATCAGGTTTTGGTAGAACAGGAACTGTTGATTGGGTAACAACAATTCAGACTTCAACAATTACAGCAGCTAATGGATCAGGTTATTTTGTTAATACAACAGCTGGAGCCATAACTGCAAATCTACCAGCAGGATCTTCTGGATCAATTGTAGCTTTTAGAGATTATGCAAATACTTTTGATACTAACAAATTAACAATTAGTTCAAATGGTTCAGAAAAAATTAATGGTGGCACTCTAGATCTTGAAGTTACAACAGAAGGTGAATCAATTACCTTAGTTTATGCTGATGCTACAAAAGGTTGGTTGGTAGTTAATGATGGAAATAATGATGCTGGAGCACAAGCACAATTTGTTACTGCAACAGGAGGAACAATTACAACCGTTTGCACAGATTATAAAGTTCATACATTTACCGGCCCTGGTACTTTTTGTGTTTCTTGTGCAGGAAATACAAATGGATCAAATACTATTTCATATATGGTTATTGCGGGTGGTGGAGGAGGTGGCACAGGTTGTTCACATGGAGCAGGTGGTGGAGCTGGTGGTTATAGAGAAGGTGAATCACCTTTTTGTTCTTATACACAAAGTCCACTAGCAACTAGTACTGGATTATCAGTTTCAGTACAAGGTTATCCAATAGTAGTTGGTGGTGGCGGTGCCGGAGCAACAAGTCCTTCTCCTAAATATGGTGCTTGTGGAAGCGCTTCAAGTTTTTCAACTATATCATCTGCCGGAGGAGGAGCCGGTGGTGGTTGGAATAATAGTTGTGGAAAAAATGGTGGTTCAGGAAGTGGATCTGCTAACAACTCTAGTCCAGGTGCTGTAGGAAGTGGAAATACACCTCCAGTAAGCCCACCTCAAGGTCAAAATGGTGGTCCAGCAGCCCCTTGTAGAATGGGTGGCGGTGGCGGCGCTGGAGAAGCAGGTAATACAGATGGACAAGGTCATGGTGGAGATGGTGTAACAAGTTCAATTAATAGCACGCCAACAGCAAGAGCTGGTGGTGGTGGCGGTGCAGGTTCTAATCCCGGTGCTCCTGTAGCTGGCGGAGACGGAGGTGGTGGATTTGGTGCTGGACCTTGCAGTTCTACAGGTGGAAGTGCTACAGTAAACACTGGTGGTGGTGGAGGTGGTTCTTATAACCCAGGTCAAACTGCTGGAAGCGGTGGATCAGGTATTGTAATTATAAGGTACAAATTTCAATAATTATGACAAGCACAATTAAGGTAAACAATATTCAAAATCAATGCGGAGCTAACATCATTAATGAAAGCTCTAACACAATAACTATTGGTGCAAGTGGCGATACTATTGCTTTAGCATCAGGTGCAAGTCAATCAGGTTTTGGTAGAACAGGAACTGTTGATTGGCAGACTGGTTCAATAAAAACAGGAGACTTTACAGCTGCTAATGGAGAAGGTTATTTTATAAACACTACAAGTGGAACGATTACGATGTCGCTTCCTTCCTCTCCAAGTGCTGGAGATATTGTGGCATTTAAAGATTATGCAAATACTTTTGACACTAACAATTTAACAATAGATAGAAATGGATCACTTATTGGTGGATCTGCAGCTAATGCAACCATATCGGTTGAAGGTCAATCTATAACTATGGTTTATGTAGATGGTACTAAAGGATGGTTAGCTACAGATGCAGCAACAGATTCTGATTTACCTGCCCCACTGTTTGTAACAGCAACAGGTGGAACAATAACAACAGTTTGTACAAATTATAAAGTACACACATTTACAGGTCCAGGCACATTTTGTGTTTCTTGTGCAGGAAATGAAGCAGGATCAAATTCAGTTTCTTATACGGTTATTGCTGGTGGTGGTTCAGGAGGACATGGTTGTAGTGGTGGTGGCGGAGGTGGAGCTGGAGGTTATAGAGAAGGTAAGACCCCTAGTACTCCTTACACAGCAAGTCCATTAAACGCACCTGCAGGTTTACCAGTTTCAGTACAAGGTTACCCAATAGTAGTAGGAGGAGGAGCTAGTGGAGCATCAAATCCTAACGT